TTACCACTAGTTCCATCTCCTTTACTGAAATATAAACTACTAAACGTGTTACTAATTATACTTAAAGTAGTTCTTGTAGTTCCCCCATAAATTCCCATACCACTACCATTGCCAAAATAACCCGAAGGCGAAGTAGTTCCAATTCCCACATCACCCACCGTTGATATGGTGAGTCTATCTTGTTCACTTGTTTGAAGAACAAGAGGATTGTAAGATGCTGAACCGAGATAAGATTCACCAAGAACTGCCTTTGAACCCGTATGAGATGCATAAATCCAATTTTGCTCATCGCTTTGTCTAAATACGTTTAAGCCGTTATAGACTTGTGTACCACTTGCTTTTACGTTTAATGTTGCCGAATCTCTAATACTACCCATCTGAATTTTACCCCCACTATCAACTCGGATTCTATTATTCCCACTACCATCTGAAATGATAATGTTGTTGTTATCACTTATAGTGCTACCATCATTTGCTCCTAAAATAACATTATTAGAAAATGTTGTAACATTTGAACCCGCGCCTTTTCCAATAAAAACATTAGTTCCCCCCGATGTTATAGAATTACCCGATGAATAACCAACACAAGTATTCATTAAACCACTTAAATTACCACTTGACATTGAACCATCTCCAATTGCAAGATTATAGCTACTCGAACCATTTTGTAAAGCATTTTTACCAATAGCTATATTACGAGTACCACCCGTTGCTACCCCCATTGAATTATCTCCAATTGCAATATTAGATGTACCCGACACAAAATTATCCAAGACGAGAAAACCTATAGCAATATTGTTATTACCACTTGTTTGAGATTTTAATACATTATGCCCTAGTCCTGTATTACCCGTTCCCGTATTACCGGCTATATTACCTCCACCAATAAGATAATTATTTGTTCCTTGATCAAAAGTAATATTACCATTAGAATCGATGGATATTGTAGAATCACTTCTTAACGTGCCATCTGCATTGTTAAATACTGCTATTTCATCTACGGTAATTGTTCCCGTTTTTTTTACGGGTAATGCTTCGAAAACATAACCACCAGCTCCATCAGCAGTTAAAACGTTCCCATCAACAGCACTTGTTATGCCCGATATAGCACTTGTGCCATTACCTAATAAAATACCCGTTAATGTTGTTACTCCCGTACCTCCTTTTGTTACAGGTACAGTACCTAGTGATATTTGATTTGATCCAAGATTTAAAGGAACTGCTGCACTAGTTATCCTATTAGTGTAAGCAGTATCCCATTGAGTTTGTTTAGAGTCTGTAGGAATTGAATATCCACTAGCATAACTCATGGCAAGAGTTCCACTTGTGGTTATTGGTGAACCCAATACAGATAATCCCGTTGGTACACTTAATGCTACAGATGTAACACTTGTCCCAACTGATGCAGTCACAAATGCCGTTGTGGCTATTTTAGTTGAATTATCACTTGCACTTGGTGGTGTTCCCGAAACAATAGAGGCATTAGCTAATGTAGCTATACCGCTAAAAGTAGTAGAACCAAAAGTGTTTCCACTTGCCGTACTTAATATTGCAATATTAGTTGTCTTACCCGAAGATAAAACTTCTTCTAAAGTTTGATTATCACTACTTGTTATCCAACTTAATGTGCCATTAGCATCTGTACTTAAAACTTGCCCACTAACCGTACCATCTGCACTAGGAAATGTGTAAGCATTATAAAAATTAATTGATGCGGTAGATAAATATAAAGGCAAACCATTACCTCCACCATCAGAAATTTGGACAAAAGTTCCCGCTGCTCTTGGTGAGAAAGCCAAATTATCTATAGATTTTAGTAAACCTAAATAGCTATCCTTTATTTTATTTCCCGTTAATGATGCCATTGCTTATATTTTAGTTTTCTTTTTAATTGCTCTTCTTAAATCCTTACGCAAAATTACCTTGTTTTTAAATACTGCGGGGAAGAAAAATGGATACGCTTTTGTGCCTTTACTTAAAACACTTTTTATAACTGTAAATATCTCATTATCCGGAACACCTTTAGATAAAAAGTATTTTTCTAATCTTTCATAGACATCTCCGGATTCACCTTTCATGCCCTTAAACTGATTAGGATAACTTCCTAATCTTGCGGGTGACTTAAACTTGCCCTTAGTACCAAATTCAACAAAAGCACCTTGTACTGCATCTACCTTTAAACTCCACTCACCGCTGCCTTTTCTCTTTACAACATTCTTCTTAAAACTATTTATCAACCTAGCCTCATATATATTTTTATTAGAAGAAATATTTGTTCTAGCATCTATTTTTGTATTATCAATGAATTTATCAATAGCAGCCTCTACTCCTATAATCTTTTTACCAATATATTTACTTAATTTAATTGATACCTTATTTGCATTATGTTTGAATTTAAAACTCATTCAATTACTCGACAAGTGATGTCAATCATTCTTTGATAACTTTCTTGAGCAGAAATAGATGTAACACTATATTCTTTTCCCCTCCATAAAATAAAATTAGATTTAGATATAGGAATATCTAATTCAGCATTTCTTATCCTAAACACCCAATCACCCTCCAATACATTCTGCGTACCCGTTAAATCTTGTGAATCTCTTCTTCTTTGATAAATATCTGCCCAAGTAGTAAGCACCTCTGTTGCTTCGTCTAATGAGCGTTGCCCCGTACTACTTGTTAAGTATGTTCTTGATTTAATTGCTACTCTTTCCCGCATACTCATATTACAATGGGTTTGTATGGCGACATTAATTGAATTGTCTCTGTTGGAGGTGCAGTTGGTACATCCTTATCAAAGAAACTTCTATTATTATCGTACATAACCTTAATGTAGGCGAGTGTAGCTAATTTTATTTCACTTGGAACTGTGGATCCATCTGAATTATAATAAATATTTACAGTTTGATATGATTTATTAAAATCCAAAACTAGACTTCTTGCTCTACTATTAGTTAGTCCGTAAGTCCAATAATCAGTAGATTCCGTAAACGTACCGCTACCTTCAGAATTAAATGTATTATACGTTACACTAGTAACTGTAGTTACAGGAGAAAATAATAAATCAATATACTTCTCTGTAGAATCATATTGAATTACAATATCTCTGTTTTTTAGTGTCTGCTTAAATTGCCTTTCTATATAAGATGCAGCAGCTTGAAACATATCATTAATCAAAATATCATCGGTAGAATTGTCCACTTTTAAATAGTTCTTTATCTCAACTAATGTTAAGTAATTAAAACTACTAGGGGCGCCACTAGCATCAGAAATAGTGTAATCAATCATTACTTAATTCATCTATAAGTCTAGAAACCTTCCATCTCTTATCGGCTTCTTTGCCGAATTTATCGGAATACTTATATCTTAACGAATTAATATCATCTAAATCGTCTTTAGTATCTTTCTTAAATTTTAATTCCTTGGTCTGAACAACTTGTTTTTCTTCTTTTTTAAAGAAATCATAAGCCTCAAGACTCGCTTGTCCTGTTTTAATTAAGTGTTGCTGATCAGATTTTGAAGAAACCTCTAAAATACTTCCTACTTTAAATTGTCTACCCTCATGTAAAAAGTCAACTTTTACTTTCATTTGTGCCATACTATTTTGATTTTAATAAATGTTCTAATATTTTATTATTCAAAGACTCAATGCTACCTAGCCTGTGTCCCATTTCCTTTCTAAATTGACTGTCAGAAGTGCTATTAACTTTTACCTCACTCTCTATATTAGTAACTTTATTCTCTAGACTGTCTAATCTGTTATCGTGCTTTTTCAAAATTGCGTTCTGCTGCTTATCAATTAGTTTGTGTCCAACAATACTTCCACCGGCGCCCGTTGCTCCAACCCCTAATAATGCCATTAATTCTGCCCAATGCTGAGTAAGCCATTCATTCATTCTGTTACTTAATAATATCTTGCGCTTCCTCTAACCCGATTTTACCACTTAAAAACATATACATTACAGAGGCTGCTACAAGCAATCGTATTACTTGTTTAATAAATCTAGGCGTTAGTTTAAATTTTCCTGTTCCCCCTTCCGGAGATTTAACTTGCTCTACAACTTCTCCCGCTAATGGTATTACGGTTTCAATAATATTAAGTAAACCTTTAAGTATCATATTATTTTTTTTAACAAAGATAAATAAAAAAAGCCACCATTTTAAAGGTGACTTTCTAAACTAAAAAAAA